TCATACACGTATGTCAAGGCGATTGCTGAGGAACTCAGGGGTCTTGCTGTGGAAAATAACGTACCTATTGTTTCAGCTACACAAACTACTCGTGCTGGTTTTGGGAGTAGTGATCCTGATCTTACCGATACTAGTGAGTCTTTTGGGTTACCTGCCACTGCTGATCTTATGTTTGCCCTTATATCCACTGAGGAGCTTGAGCAACAGGGTCGCCTCATGGTTAAACAACTCAAGAACAGGTACAATGATCCCACTAATTCCAGAAAATTTATGATAGGTATTGACAGATCGAAGATGAAGCTGTATGATGTAGCGGAGGACGCTAATGTCCTAAATCAAACTGAGGATGATGAGAACTTATCACAGTTCGCTGAAACTCAAAATAGATTATCTAAATTTGCTGAATGGAATGTATAAATTATGGCTATAGATTTTGATAAGTACTCTCATTTCGTGGATGCTGTCACATCGGATTCCTCTAAGAATTTTGTCGATCTTGCTGACAGGTTGGGTGAACTTGACAGAGAGGGTGCAAATATTGAACGTCTTACCACTGCTGGCGTTGGGCTTGCTGCTGAGTCTGGTGAGTTTTTGGAGATTGTTAAAAAGATGGTTTTTCAAGGTAAGCCATGGAATGATGATAATCGTGAGCATCTTATCATTGAGTTGGGTGATGTTATGTGGTATGTGGCACAGGCTTGTATGGCTCTGGACATACCATTCGATGATGTTATCATAAGGAACGTAGAGAAACTAGAGAAGAGATATCCTGGTGGATCGTTTGATGTTGAGAAGTCAGAAAAAAGAGCAGAAGGTGACAGATAATGTTGACACAACAAGTAGAAGATTCATTAAGAGCAGCACAAGAGCATTTAAGAGATGCTCTTGCATTTGCAGCACGAGGAGAGAAACCTTATGTGGCAAAACACATTGCTAATTTCTTAGCAGACATTGATAACCTTGTCGATGCACAAGATCTCATAGAAAATATGAGAGAATATATGGATGATAAGATTAGAGAAAGAGAAGATGGATCTTCCGATTGACATGGTATGGTAATCTAAATACATCTAGTATAATAGTTTATCGTGGCTAATGTAACATGGAAAAAACTAGGACAGGTCAATCCAAAAGGTGACCTGTATCTTTTAGTAATTTTTGCTAAGATCATGATGCGTCAGGAGTTGAAGGTAGAGGGTCATGGTAATGTATTACTAACTGCTCCTAACAAAATGTTAGATGATATGGAAGATGTCTTTAACGGTGACTTACCATTTGATTCTGTTGCTAAGACTGATTCGTTTAGAAATAGATGGGGTGGACGTAAGGGTGCTGTATTAGAATGTAGACAGATAGGCAAAACAAAATCGTTAGGTAAGGTAGGATTAACAAAGATTGTAAAGACACAGGAGTTTGGAAGTAATACAGGATCAGGTGCTGGTACAAAAGCAACAGAGATGTTTGAAAGTGCTAGTGCTTGGATGACTGCACTTGCTTATGCAAATGGTAAAGTGTTAGATGAAGATATGTCACCATCGGCAATTTTATTTGCAAACGTAAAGTCAAAGGTAGATACAACTGCATCTATGGAAGATACCTTTACGTTTTTGAATAACAATCCTGATTGGTTGGTGTCTTGTATTAAGACAGCAAATGCATTATACTCAACCAATGAGTTTAAGAATGATAAATTTCATTTTTATAGAGGAAAGAATATTGTAAACATAATTGAGAATCATTTTAAAACAATCAATAAGAATGAAGGTAGACCATTTTCTAACTTGAACAAGTGGACACCTGCTGATATGTACATGTGTGATTGTGATTTTGATAGAAAAGAAATTAAAAATACTACCAATTTTGCTGAAATAAATGACTTGCTTATGAAGAAGATTAAAGCTAAGAAGTTAATTGGTGTATCATTGAAAGGTATAGGTCAGTCAAGTCAGGGAAGTATATCTAAGAAGAATTTTAAAGGTGGACCAGCAAAAACACGGAGAACATTCTCAGGTATGAGAGCCAAGAGTTTGTTTGGTTCTATGGATGTATATTTTACAGCAGCACCTAATAATATAGAAGTACAGTTCCGTGCTACTGATACTGCTGGTAAGACATGGCAAGGTGAGGTCATGGGTGAATCAGCAAAGCATGGTAAGATAGGTGGTGGTGTATTGGATAATGTATTGAAGGCAGTTTTAGGTGATAACAAAGGATTTTTTAAGGCAACAGGTAAATCAAAGACATCACAAATTGCTGCTATAGCAGATGATTTATCTGCTGATATTTTAAAGTTGGCTACTGACAATAAAGATATATTTGAGGTTGAAGAAGATATATCACTTCTTGCTATTAATGGGATGTCTAAGAAATGGAAGTTTGCAAAGTATATGGGTCTAGTTCTTGCTGATATTATGAGAACTGCAAGTGATACTGATGCAAATGAGATTGCTACAAGGTTGTATCTTTATGCTACATCAGAGTCTGATCAGTCTGCACCATACATTAAGGTTTCCTAATGGCGAATGTAACACAGTTAAAACATTTAGAACATCTGGAAGATGAGATGCTCAACTATGGAGTTGAGGGATGTATTGCTGCGGTTAATTTTCTTAAGGAATTAAGAAAGATGCTTGGTTGTGATAATAGTACAGGTTATATGCAAACAAAATGGGATGGTGCTCCTTCTGTTGTATGTGGTAAGGATCCTGCTAATGGACATTTCTTCGTAGGAACTAAGTCTGTATTTAATAAGGATCGTCCTAAGATATGTTATGGACCAGATCAAATTGATGAGTGGTATGGTAATAAACAAAATTTGGCAGAGGGTTTAAAACTTTCCTTAGAATATTTTTCTAAGTTGGGTATTAATGGTGTAGTGCAAGGAGATCTTTTATTCACTGCTGCTACTAGGAAGACAGAAACTATACATGGTGAGAAATTATATACATTCACACCTAACACCATAACATATGCTATACCAATAGATCATCCTATAGGAAAGGCAGTTGGTACAGCAAAAGTTGGTGTGGTATTTCATACTCATTATACAGGTGAAAAGGATGGATGGGATATTTCAAGCATGAGTGCTAGAGCAGGTGCTAAGGTTAAGTCTAGTAAGGATGTTGTCTGTATACAGAATGATACTCCTATGCATAAAGTAGGTTTGAATCATAATGAAGAGATGAAATTTGATCAGTATATATCAAATATTGAAACAATGTGTAAAGCATCTGGTGATTTTCTTGATGAACTAGTTAAGTTTTCTGGTACTACAGGTGACTTGAAATGGCATGTGTCTTCTTATGTTAAGCAGTTTTTTAATGCTGAGATAAGAGCAGCACGTACTATTGGTAATGTAGATACAGTATTTGAAAGTCTTTATAATTTTTATTATGATAAGACTGCAAAGATGCTTGCTGATATTAAAACTAAGGATACTAAAAGAAAGAAACGTGCTTTAGTTCAGTATAGTCAGAACTATCTTCGGGACAATCAGGATAAGTTTAAAGGAATGCTTGGTTTGTATAGGGAGTTACAAGCAGTCAAGCAGATGGTTATTGATAAGTTAGATCATCTTGAAACCTTTAGAACTTTTGTTGAAACAGAAAAGGGATATAAGGTAACTGGACCAGAGGGATACGTACTACATAGAAATGGTGACATGATTAAGTTTGTTAACCGTCTTGAATTTTCTTATAACAATTTTACTTTGGCAAAGAAATGGCGTTAAGAAGTAACAAAATCTATGTAACTTTTGGCAGATTTCAACCAATGACATGGGGTCATGAGAATAGTTTTGATGCTCTTAAAACTACTGCTAATCAAAATGGTGGGGATTATCTAATTTATATTTCACATTCGCATTTGTCTGGTAGTACAAAGGCACAGAAGTTGAAGCATCCTATTCCAAGGAAAGATAAGTTTGAATGGATGAAAAAGATATCAAAACATGGTGCTCATATGGTATCTTTAGAAAAGAGTTCACCAAAGTTAGTTCTACAAGATTGTGAGGCAAGAAATTATGATGAAGCATATTATATGGTAGGAAAAGATGAGATAAAAGGGTACATTGCAAATCTTCCAAGTTATAATGGTCCAGATAAAGATTATTCTTTTAGACATGTAGAAGTCTTATCTACTGGAGATCGTTCGCCAGATGGTGATGGATATGCAATCTCTGGAACAAAGATGAGAAATTGGGTATTAACAGATGATGTTGCTGGTTTTAAATCTGGTCTACCCAGAGGACATGGTAGGAGTAATAAGCAGATAGAAGATATGATGTTACTGATAAAGACTAACCTAGCAACAATTGATAAGACAATACAAGTATGAAGAACTTTAAAAAACTACGTGAACAAGCAGTAAGACAACAGTTTCGTAAGACTGATGTGTTGAAAGAGGGTGACTATATTATGTCTTCTCGTACAGGACAGAAAGGTAAGATTCATAGGTCGGGTGTGAACTATGTTATCTGTGTCACTGAGGATGGTGCGATGTTTAGAGAATGGGTTAAGGACGTAAGAGCTATAAATACTTTGAGATAAGATTCTTTGAGACGATTATGAAATCCCCAGACCCAATTAACACAGTGTATAATAATGATAAGTTTTCTGATGAATTAAAGGAAGCTTATGATCGTTGGATGGGTGGTGACACTTTCCAAAATACAAATTTGCAAGATGTCCACGAGGTTTCTGCTGATTCATTAGAGGCAGGTGTACTTGATCTTAGTGAGCATCATAAGACAGATGCTGATGGAAACGTTATTCCTCATGAAGTTGTTAAGGAAGCACCTTTTGATGGAATGGATCCTCAGTCACATGGTGCTGAGATAGAGAATATAGCAGTCAGAAAGAAAGAGACAAAGAAGGTTAATCCTGTTGGATCTAAAGAGACAGTCGTTAGTAAAGAAGAAACTGAAAGCAAACTCTGGGATGAGATTTCAGCTAAATTAACTGAACTTGGAGAACTATCAGGTACTAAGTATAGAGTTGTAGGAGATCAACCTGCTACAGTAGAAGGATATAAGAATAAGAAAATTGCTAAAATAATGTCTGTGAAAAAATGAAATCCTTTAAAGACTTTATAATAGAAGGTAAGAAGTCCAAGAAGAAGGCAGCAGAAAGAAAGCCTACTATAGAAATCATGCCTAAAATTAGGGATGGTGAGAAAGGTATGGTGACTAAACCTGATAATGCTGGTACACATAGAATACAATCATGATAAATGACTTACGAGTCGATCCAAATGCATGGTTCGATGATCCTCCAATGCCAGGAGATGAAGAGAACGTTAATGAATATATTACAGATGAATATGCTCCTTGTGATGTAGAGTACGATTTCCCTGCGGAACTAATGGAAACTCCTACTTCACTAGAACCATATGCATCAAGATTTAAATCAACACCTGATTTTGAGAAAGAAGGTGGAGCAGAAGAGGTAGTTTCTATGCATGAGAAGATGTATAGAATTGCTACTGATAGATATAACCCATTCTCTGTAGGTGGATCAGAGAATTGTAATTCGGATTTAGAGTGTAATATAGGAGGATCAGAGAATTTGCATAAATAGGCTCATATAATAATTGAGGCTCTTACTATGCTATCCTTTCTACTTCCTATAGCAACAAAAATCATTGGTGATGCTGTTGCAAAGATCCCCGAAAACGAGGAACTTGGAGAGAAATTAATCGAAATTTGTCTTATCATTCTTAAGAAAGCAGTTGCTTTGACAAAGACTGATATGGATGACAAACTGCTTGTACAAGTCGAGAAGGCAATTCAAGCTCGTTGATATGATAAATAAAACTTAGAACTATACTTCGATCAGGTTAAAAAGATGGCTGTTTTTGGAACTACGGATGCTGCGGCATTCTCAAATACTGTCGCTGTCACTCAAAACGACGCAACAGTAACAAAGAACGCTGCCGACACAGTAGTTGGTGGTGATGTACTTGAGATTAGTGGTGTTAACTACATCGTTAAGAGTGTAACAAGTACAACAAGTATTGAATTACATAAGGTATATGCAGGAAGTACTAATAATTCTCTTGCAGGATCTAGTGTGATTAAGCGTACACCTCCAAAGGCTGTCGCTGAATTCGTTATACTAGGTGGTGACTCTAATAGTTACGAACTAGTTTTTGCAGATGCGACTGAGGCAAGCATTGCTTCTAACAAATCTCGTGGAATCAACGGACCTGGTTGGTGGCAATATCGTACATTCCAAGATCACTCTGGTGAAACTCGTCATAAGGCAGAATGTATTGCATCTGTATCAGTTGCTTCTAGTGTATCTGGTGACGTTGCTGATGAAACAGTAGCAGCAGATGTTCTTGAGACTATTACAATTAGTGGTACAACTGCTAACTCCACATCATCTAGTGGTGGTGGAACATTCGCAGTTAGTGCAGCAGTTGATCAGTCTGGTACTATTACATACAAATGGCAACGTCAAACAGCAACTGCAACTACACGTTGGGTTGATGTCGCTGGTGGTGCTGGTGGACTTGACACAGGAATTACATATACTGACTTCACAACAGCGACGCTTACATATGCAGCTCTCGCAAGTGATGCATTAGATGGTTACAAGTATCGTTGCCTAGTTAACTCTAGCAAAGGTGCTAAACAAGTAGTTACTAACACAGCTACACTAACATTTGGCTCATAATGTAGATGAATATTCGTGAACTGGACCATGAAACATGGTTATTCTTTGCTATTCAAAATTATAATAATCCTTCATCAGTAACATACTCAGACTTTGAAGAGGACTTAAAGAGATTTAAGTACCTCAAGCGGCTCTTGAGACGTTACGAAACTACAGGTGAACTTAAAACTCACCTTATCTTAAATCATGTTATAGTTCTTTATAATGTATTTGATGATGCAGCAACACCATTGCTGTTTTATAAAGTAGAGGCAACATATTGGCCTGTAATTAAGGCATTCATGTTGTTTCTAAATAGATTACCACCTTCACTTGACGGAGATGCTGACGAGGAATGTCTAAAGCAATTGAATCTAATATAAATGAGGAAATAAACGCTGCTGGTGACGGCAGTGGTGTTGCTTTACCTCCAGCATTTGTTTTTGTAAACACGAAGAAACATCGTACATACAAAAAGAACAATAAAGTTGATGGTCGCACTACTGGTGCTAAAAATCTGATGTCTCGTATCAATAAAAGAAAAATGAAAGAACAAGTAGAAGAAAAACCTGTTGTTGAGGCAGTCGCCACAGATACTGAGCGAGCCCAAAAGCAAATTGCTCAAGGCAAGAAACTCAAGAGACAGAAGGAGCTTCAGAAGAAGCGTAAGGAAGCTAAAGCCAAAATGCAGGATAAAACCAAGGAAA